CTGTTAAAAATAAATTATTAAAAGTTTGATCAATGCCTGATAAAGAAATTGCTATTTGTTCAATTGTTGTTTCATTACTTTCAACAATATCTGAAAAACTTAAAAAAGACCCTGTAGGCAAATACTCGTTTCCGTCAAAAGTGACCGGTATATCACAATCTGATAAATAATGTTCGCCTTCGTCTAATATTAATTTAACTAAATGAAAAGGCCTATTTGCAGATTTAACAATTTCTGTCTGAAATGCGGTTGTGCTACCTCTATCCATTTCATTAAAAAACTTCTATTAAAGACATACTAAATCCATAAAGGGCTGTTGTATCAGTATTAAATTGAGTTAAGTTTTGTGTAAAAGCAACTGTAAAAGGTACAGCTGCAAAAGTTATTGTTTCATCATTAGCAACTGCATTTAAAAGGTCCGGGGCAAAAGATAAAGTTCCATGCCCTGTGCCATCAGCGTCCATGTCTGCAGTAGCCATATAAATTTTTGAATGACCGCTAAATTTAAAAAAATCACCTGCTTTTATAATTCCTGACTCCGATGCTGTAAGACCATCAATAGTGGCTGAGCTTGCTCCAACTGTTAAAGCACCATCAACAACAGGAGATTCTGTTGTATCGCCTTGCGATGTACTTACAACAGGCGGAACATAAGTAAAAGTTTCAAATTGCCCTTTTTGTTTTATAGCAAAAGCATAAATAGGAGCAAACTCTGATCTTGTCATTGGAGGAAATTCAACTTCTAATTGCCATCTTTGCCCGCCTCTTTTTCTTACTTGCCTTTTTAAATTTTGGCTTATAGAAACTAAAGTAGGTTCTAAGCTGGTAATGCTAACACTTGATGCAGCTGGTGATGTTGGAAAACTTCCGCTCATGTCACAAACCCTCTATTGCCTCTTTTATTAAATTCACTTTCAATAATAGCTGAAATTGTTGGGGCATTTTCAGTTATTGCTGCGATTGTATCTTTAGAATCAAACGCCTGTATATTATAAGTTATATTAACAGGCATAGCCGAGCCACCTGACCCTTTTAAGTTTTGATTTGATATTATAGTTCCGGTTTTGTTTGGTACAAAAACTTCTGCTCCACGTTCTCCAACTATATAAGGTTTATTAGCTGAAACTGTTCCGCCTCTTTCTTTAAATAAGCTTCCTAAATCAGAAAAAGCTTTTGCCTTTCCTCCTGTTAAAATATTTAAAACTAAAGCTCTAGCAATAATTTTTCCTAGCTCTGAAAGAAATAAATTTACAAAATCTTTTAATCTTAATTTTCCTGTTTTAAAAAAGTTTGTAAATATATCTTCTAAACCTGTAAATGTTCTGCTAAAAGATTCCATTAAAGTATTTGAGGCCGCTCCGGCATCATCAACAAATTTATCAACTGCATCTTTATATGTTGCTAAAAATCCTTTTGGATCTTTTTCTAATTCTGTAGTTATGCCCTCAAGAGCTATTAATAATTCTTTATTTTTATCAATTAAACCTTGTATTAATCTTTTTCTTTCTTCTATATTTGTAGCTTCAATAGCAGCTTGCATGTCACTTAATTGTGCTGCTTCTTCTGCTCTTTTAATTGCATTTTGATGACTAATAATTTCTTGCTCATTAACTGCAATTTGTGTTCTAAGTGCATTTGCATTTTTTTCAACTGTTTGATCTAACTTTTGATGATATAGCGCATATAAACCAATAACCGTCATAATTGTTGAAGCTATAGCAACAAAAGGATTTGCTCTTATAACAACATTTAATGCAATAACGGCTTTAGTTAATGCAGGAATTGTTTTAGCAGCTAAGATAGCCATAACAGGAATTAATATTTTTTCTATATTATCTGCAACTAAAACTACTGACCGAGCAATTAATTCATTTATTGGAGCAAGCCTTGAGCCTTCCCCAACAAGCTCGGTAAATTTATTTCTTAATATGGTCACTGACTGCCCAATAGTAATAGTCATTCCAGCAACTGTTTTATTTGTATTTTCAAATTCTGCAATAAGAATAGGCATAATTTTTTTAGCAGTAATTTGTCCGGCCGCTCCCATGTCTCTTAGTTTTCCAACAGTGACACCAAGCCCTTTTGCTAATAAGTGTGCAAGAATTTCATTTTGCTCCATAACTGAATTTAGCTCGTCACCTCTTAAGGTCCCGGACGCTAAACCTTGTGCTAATTGCCTTGAAGCATTTGCTGTTGCAATTGTATCAGCTCCTGCAATTGCAAAAGTATTTGCAACAGTTTGAGTAGCTTTTGCAACATCATCAAGAGATAAGCCCATTTCTTGAGTAGCAAAAGTTATTTTTGCAAATAAATCTCCAGTAGATTCTAAATCTGCTCGGGCCGCTCTTGAAATTTCAAGAACATGATTAAAACCTTGCGCAGCTAGTTCTGTTGATCCTGTTAAAGCAGCTAATTTATTATTAAGATTTGTAAACTGATCTGAAGCTCTAACTAACTCTCTAATACCAAAAGCTGCAACAAGCGTATTTCTTAAAGTTTTTAGCTTGTTATTTATTTGATCAACGTTTTTATTAACATTCTTAAAAGCATTATTGCTTTTAAGATTTGTTTCTAAAACAATTTGATATGTACTTTTACCTAGAGCCATGTTCTTTTTCTAATTCGTTTTTTCTTTCGATATAAGCTATCCAATAAACAAATTCATCAACAGTCATGAGGTCTATTTCTCTGACGCTTTTCCCGAGCCTATCCGCCAGAGAAAATTTCGCAAAAAGATCTGGCTCGGTTTTTATTTTAAAGAAGCTTCTTCTTGATTAGTTGTACCTAAAATTTTTGCTGAAACTTCTGCTAAAACGCTTACATCTGCATTATTTAATAATTTATCTTTATCTGCTATTGTAAATAATTTATTTCCATCAGCATCTAAAGCTTTAGTAATTATCGAATAAAGCATAACCTCAAGATCAATATTATTACTCATTGCATAAAGTTTTTTTGATTCTTGCAGAGTTAAAGGCTTGCAATAAATTACCAAAGGGCCATTTTCATCGCCCCATTCAGCCACTTCAAAAGAAATAGTTTCTTGTGCGTCAAAATGCGCAACTACATTGTCAATAGCTTTACCCATTATGAGTAAGTGCCAATAGTTAATGCTCCAGTTCCTTGAAATGCAATAGTCATTTCAACTAGTCCGTCATGCGTAGCTGTAATTGTTTTTTCAGTCACAATACCAGTCCCGGATAATTTATAAGATCCTGAACCTGATCCTTCGGGGCCAAGATTCATTGTAAATGATGAACCGATTGTAAGGGAAACTTGCCCGTTTGTATCTGTATCATCAAAATAAAGATCAATAGATCCGTTAAACTCTGTTTGCGTTGCTTCAAAAGTTTTTGCTGAATCGCCCATTGAAGTAGATTCTGTAGTGTCACCTGTTTGAGTAATACTATAAGATCTTACTTCTGCTAAAGCATTACTGCCAGTTTGCACAACTCCAGCTTTACCACTAAAAACTGCCATTATAAGTCCTCTTTAGATTTAGTTTTAATTTTAGACTCTCCTTTGAGGGTCCACCCGTTTGCTTTTAAGTTTTCAACATCATGATCAAAAACAGATATTTCTGTTTTGCCATCAGGAGAAATCATTAAATTCTTATCTTTCATAAAAACCTCACAAAGCTACATCTGCAGCTGCTTCTGTTGTTAAATAAGTAATATTATACACCAAACTTAAAACAGCTATTGGTTGTTCACCATCGCCATTATAGTTAATTTCGCTTGAGCTTAAAAAGCTATCTTTTGCTAAAGAATTATGAGTAGTATCAGCGGCCATAGCTGCTTCAACTTCTTTTGCAATAGTGTCAATAGTATCATCATAATTACTATTTGCTTTTACATAAGCTTCAATAACTAGAGATAGGTCCCTAAGCAAAGTTCTTGATGAACCCATTTCTAGTAATTGAGAATCTTCGTTTTTTGTATAAATTATTAAAGCAGGCAATTTAGAATCTTCTAAATTGTAAACTCTGCTTTGAAAAGCGTTTGATCCTGTTGTTGATAAGCCTGTTAAGGTTGTACCAACTCTTTCCCGGATTTGCTGTCTTATGTGATTTGCCATTATTGCTCTTGTAAAATTAAAACTGTTATTCCTGTATTATCAGGCTGAACATTTATAACAGCATACGTTTTTGCAGCTTTTAAAGTATTTCCATCAAGATCAGTAATAGCAGCAAAAGCTAAAGTGTCGCCATGACTTGCTGATGATACATCTTTAGTTTTGCAATAGGCAACAGGCGTACTTCCTTCAACTCCGACTGTTAGCCCATCAACTGATAAATATTCATCTTCAAGAATAACCTTAATTGTTGATGCAGAGCTACCTGATGGAGTATAAGTAGCTTGTACGCCGTGCCCGTAAGAATCATCGAAATAACTGTCAAAATCAGCATCGAATTCTAAAGCCATTATTTACCTTTTCTTTTAGTAATTTTTGGAGCTTCTGATTTTTCTAGTCCAACGCTTCTATCTTTTTTATCAGCTGCTTTGCCTTCTACAAGTTCTGCTTTGCCAAGTCCAACGAGTATATTTCCTTGATCAAGATCAAGCTCAATAGTATCGCCTGCAGAAACTTTTCCGCCATTTGCAACTGTATCTTTAAGAATTAAATATTTCATTTTTTCCTCTTGTTTTGAAAAGGCGGCAGATACTAGACCCGCCGCTTTTTCGGTACTTAAAGCCATTTATTAGCTTGCATTACAGAAAGACACTGCATGACGTACTGCTACATCGACTGATTGCAATGCAACAATTCTTACACTACCAGATGAACTGTTAGTATACGGATCAACAGTGAGATCTAATCCTCCAAAAAATCCTATCAAAAGGTCATTGAAGTTTCCGAATACATAATTATTAGCAGTTAATTGAGCTGATACCACGACCGGATAACCGTTAACTTGTCCGTTTTCGGCCACAAACATACCGCTTCCAGAATCTTTAGCAGTAGTTTTTAAAGTTCCGAAATTAGTCGGGTTAATGATATAAGCTAAATCACCTACTAACGCATTATCTACAGCAACAGCTGTTTCAATGCTTACCATTTCTGCAAACGTTGGAGCTGCAGCTGATGATAAAGAAACAGTGTTTATGCCTGTAGTATTTGTAATTCCGCGGGGATTTCCAGAAGAACCACTGCCTTCTAAAGCTGCATCATCAATAGCAATTGCCATTGACTTAGCAAGATCATCACGAATTAAATTTTCAACGTCTAAAGACGATTGAAGCATAAGCTGCCTTGTGACGTCTGTAAAGACTCCGCAAGTTTTAGGAGACATAGTGACAGAGCCAATAGTCATTTCGCTTTCACCGGCGGCTCCACCTTCTGAACTAATAAATGCAGCTGATGCGGCCGCAGTTTTTTTAGGGATTTTTACATCGCCTGAAAGCCCATTTAGGTTAGTAGCCAAAGGCATAACAGCAGATGCATTACGTAATGCATCTATGAAACTTCCTGCTCTGAAATCTTGGCCAATTAAGCCAGCATCATCAGAAGCATTTAAATCCCTAGTATTCCAATTATTTAGAATTTCAGGAGGAAGCATTATTCCTTGTGCAGTTCTGCCATAGTGTTTAGCTGCTTCTTCTGAACATGCAAATTCAAATTCAGCTGCTCTTTGTGCTGCTCTATCTGTAGGGTTAGCTAAAGCATTTAAAGCTTTCATAATTGAAAACTGACGCACTTCTTTTTTAGACATTCCAATTTCAGCAGTTTCAAGTGGTTTATCAGTAGCAATGTTATCTAATAAAACTCCTCTAAACTCTTCAACTGAAACACCATCTTGAATAGCCTTGTCCGCAAGATCCCTTCTATTGTGTTTAGCGGCTAAATCCATAATCTCTTTAGAGTTTTTTACAAATTCAGCTTTAGCTTCTTCAGCAGATTGTTTTCTTACTTCGTCAAGGTTTATTTCTTGTTTAACTTCTTCAGTCATTGTTTTTACCTTTATAGTAGATTGTTTATCTTCAGAACGGCCGACTCCTACGCTTTGACTTTGATCCGCTGGTACAGAAACAATTGAAACCTCTAACGGCGTTGTTTTAACTCTGTACATGGGCTTTTCTTTATCGTCTCCGCGCACGCGCACCATTCCATTTATTTTATATCCAACACTAATATTTGACCTTATTCCGTCCTGGACATCTTTAAATATTTCTTCTGCTAATTCACTTCGACCAAAGCGAACAATTGCCTTTGCACTTTTTTCTGCAGAATCAATTTCATACCTTTCGACCACGCCAATTTGTTTAGTCATGTCATGATCTAAAAGCAACGGAGATCTGCCACTAGCAATAAAGCTTGTGTCAAGATCTTCGATTTCGTGAGAAATTACTTCCATGCCAAAATCTCTTTCAACAGGTTCTTCGGAGCTAACTCCGATACGTACTCTTCTCTTTTCTTCATCAATATAATGAGCTCGAGATAAGTCTAAAACTCGATAAATAATATCTTCGTCTTGTCTTATCTTTTCATCATCATGCAAACCAGGACGAGCTTCCAACATTTCGTCTTCCTCTTCCATGGTTTCTTTAATATCCTCATGTTTAGCAAAAGATACCATATAGGAATCTTCTGTTTCTTCAACGTTGAGAATATGTCTATCTTCTTTATATTCCATAGATTTACCCTCTTTGTTTTTGGTTGATAAAGGATGCGAAGAAGGAAGAAGATCTGTATCATGCTTCCCTCCTCTAAATTTTCCATTACGTAAAACATAAAGGAAAGAGTTCACCCGAGCCATTGCCCATTGCGATGGGTTTTTAACTGTTGGTCTTACGGATCCAGGGGAGCTATAAAAAGCTCCTTCTCCTCTTTCGTAAACTTTAATCAAAGTAGCTAAGGTTGTTTTTTTACTTGCAGCATTATTTACATCTGCATTATGATCTTTTACTTTATTTTCTAAAGCTGTTTTTGTTTTATCAGATACTTGTCTTTCGTCTTTATTTTTCATTTGTTTTACAAGTTTTCTTGACCAGCTAAACCCGGGATCTCCGCCCCAAAGTGCCCACGCTATCCGTCCTTTTGAAGGATAGCCCTTTTCTCCAGGTCTAAACCCTTGTGCTTTTTTATCAACTTCATGTCTGCTAAAAAAACTAAACATTCTTTTGATAGTATCATCAGATAAATTTTCACCTGCCACTATCTGTCTTGCCCTTATAGCGCCTACTCTAGTCCCGCCACGACCAAATTCTTCACGCCAATCCAAGCCTTTTTGTGCTTCGACTTTCATACTTTGTGTTGGTTTAGTCATTACTTTCCTCACCTAATACATCAGGCTCTGTTGGTAATTTTATACCAAAAGGCTGAAAAGCTGTTTTAATACCATATTGTTTTGCTAAAGCTTGTTCTCTTTCATGCTGTTCAAAAAGCTCTTCAACGTCACGCCCATAGTTAGATTGTACATCTTGAAAAGAAACAAGCCCTGACTGCATACCGTTTATTGCGGCATTCATTTCTTTTTGAGGATCTACCCAAGAAAAAGATCTTGGAATAAAGTTTGCGGCATTTGCAAATTTATCATACCTGCTCATTGGCAAAGGTTGATTTGTTGCCGGCGATGTTGAAATAGCGCCAGTTGATATTGACATTTCTAACCATTTTTCAAAAACTGGTCTAACAAAATGATCTATAACAAACCTTTGATATAAACGGTACATTTCACGGTCTTCCAGGGCGCCTGCGCGTAATGAGCTATAATTTACTGAGCTAAGATCATTGGTCAAGGCATGATACGAAATATTTAAACCTGACGCAATACTTCTTAAAACTTGAATTGTAAACGGCTCAAAAGCAGACGTAGGGTGATCAGGATCAAAAGCTTTAAAATCCATGCCACTAGGTAATTGCTCAAAGGTTCCGGCCTCCGCGTTCATAATCGGAACATATTCTTCGTCTTCTCCGTCTCCAACATAAGAATCACCATCAGAGCTTGTAAAAAATCCCATTTTAGATGCTGCGGTTCTGGCCGCTACTATTTCTGCTTCAAGATAACCATTTAAAAGTTTTATGTTTGACATAGCAGAAGCGGTTAAAGGGACCCCTCTATTTTGTTCTGGCCTATTTGAAATATAAGCATGAATTAGCTTATCAGCTTCTAGTCTTATATGTTTTTGAGTTGATTGAAATTGGTTATCAAATGGATGATTTTTAAATAAATAATAAGCTACTGGTTTATTATTAGGATTAAGCTCTACGCCCATTTTAACTTTATTTGAATTTTGTCTTGAATTATCGTTTTTTGTTTCGTCTAAATGGTCTGCTTCTAAAAATTCAATTTGATAACCAAATTCTGAATCTCTTGATTGTACGTGCCTAATTAATACTTCGCCGTCTCTTGCTAATGATTCAATAAATAATTTTTGACAGTCTATAAAAGACAATCTGCCATTGGTTGTGCAATTGCCAAGCTTGCACCATTTTTTCCATTTATCTTCTATAATTCTATTGGCAACAATATCAAGAGAGCCATCGTCATTCCTGGCTTTCATGCTTAATCTAATTCCATTATTTCCTATAACATTTGATTGCATTAAATTTAAATATCTTTGGACGTAAGTATCATTTCGAGCAAGATCTCTTGATCTATCTCTTAACAGCCTTAAATTATTTTTAATTTCTTCATCAGCTGAAGTAGAAGTTTGGGTAAAATCTGCAAAAAGTCTACCTGTATTTGCACCTTGATATTTTCTTATATAAGAAATTTTTTTTCTTTTTTTATTTGTTTGAAATCTATCGTACCAAGCCATTAGAATTTAACCTCAATTGTATTGCCGGATCTTTGTTTGTTTTTTATTCTTGCTTTTTTAATTTCTTGTAAATACTCTGCTTTGTATTTATCTCTAAAAGATAATAGCTCATCTATGCTCATTCTTGATAAAGATCTTCCTGCAATTGAAAAAGACGCTTGATCAACAGAAGCTCGGTTTTCTAAAACCGCTTGCACTGCATCTAAAACTTTTTTTGCATGGCTTCTTAAATCGGCATTTGTATTTGCTAAATTTTTTACTACTGTTGTTCTTCCGGTATCAACTCTGATTCTTTGCGAATCTGAAGATCTTGTAATAAAAGCGTTCCATATAAAGTCGCCGTCTGTATAGCTTGCCGTTGTAGATGATGCTACTTCTATAAAATAAGTATCTTCAGCTTCGGTTGCGGTTATAGTAAATTTATGAGATCCGCCTCCGCCGCTATCTTCATGAAATTCATAAGTTAAAGCATAGGACCCTATAGGATAAGTATTAGCTAAATCATCACGGCGCCAAACTAAACGATCACCGATAACAATAGTATCGGGTTCTTGAACGGGGTAATTAACTCTGTCAAATAAATTAGACATATATAATCTATAGATTTTTTATAGATTATACACTGTATTTTTTTATAAATTATATTTCTTCAAATTCAACGCCGGCCTCATTAAATAACTTTTTTGTTAAAGCATAGCTTTTTTTCCATTGATCTGGTATTGATTTATATTTTTTCATATATACTTTTTTAACACCAACTTGAATAATTCCTTTTGCGCACTCATGACAAATTATTAAACCATAAACAAAAAAATGAGAATTTAATAAGCTAACTCCATTAATTGAAGCGTGATAAATACAATTCATTTCAGCATGAACCATGTATTTATATTTGATATTTTTATTATTTAGTTTGTCTTCAGAATCTAATATACCTCTAGGAAATCCGTTATAACCTTGAGATAAAACTTGGCCATGATTTCCTATTGCTACGCACCCTACTTTTGTCGAAGGATCTTTACTCCAAGCTGAAATTTGTTTTGCTAAATTTAAATATTTAAGTTTCCAGGAATTGCTAATTTCATTCATTTTAATTAAATATTTATTTCAAATTTTATATTGGGTCCAGGGTTATAATCAATATGCTTAAAATTATCAGGGCATAAATTATTAATATTTTTATAATTTTTAAGCAAAATTTTTCCAGGATTTCCTTTCGAGCTTTCTAAAAATGTATATACTTTGCTTAAATGATTTCTGTATATATGCGCATCGCCTATTGAAAAATTAATGAGCCCAGGGCTTGTGCCAATTTCTTTACATAAGGTTAGCATTAATAAATAATGCAAAATAGCATCACTAGGCAGTCCAATCATAATATCTGCGCTTCTTTGATTTACTTGAATATTTAATTTATTATTATTAATTAAAATTTGAAAACTATGAAAGCAGGGAGGTAAAGCCATTTCTTTTATTTGCAAAGGATTCCAGGCTGTCACTACCATTTGTCTGCTTTCAGGATTTTTTTTTGCTGTTTTGATTAATTGTTTTATTTGATCTCCTTTAGAATCTTCATTAAACTTTCGCCATTGGCGGCCGTAAATTGATCCTAAATTTCCGTTTTCATCAGCCCAGGGCTCCCAATAATTACACCCAAACTTTTTAAAATCTTTGTTTTTTGTAAAGCCTTGCATAAAAGCACAATATTCTCCTATAACCCCTTTTGTAAAAATTTTTCTCATAGTTAATACAGGAGGCTCTTCGCTGCAATCAAATTTTATATTTTGCCCAAAAGAGCTTATGGTCCCAATGCCTGTTCGATCAAATTTTCTTTCGCCGCGATCTAATACTTCGAATATTAATCTTAAATATTCGGTTTCAAAATTATGAGCCATTTTTATTTTTTAAATATGACCCATAAAAAGCTGCATAATTTATTAAATCTAATACGCTATCAATTTGACTTTCAAAATTAGGGTCCTGGTTTTCTACTAAATTTTTTAATCTTTCAAGCTTTATATGAAGCATTGTTATATAACTAAGGTCTTTATAAGGAAAATAATTTTCTCTACTAAAATCTAATTCGCCATAATCCTGGCTTTTGCTGTGCAACGTATCATTTGCTTCTTTTAAAATTGGGTGCAGTTTATTTTTTTGTTTCATTGTATATTTCTCCTAACATACCTATGTTATCTTTATGGTAAGGTTCTTTCCAATCTTTTGGTTTTATAAGATCGGGCAAATTAAAATTATTTTTTCTTGTTTTATTTTTTCCTGGTTCTTTTAGCATATTAGCAAAATGCACGCGGTCCCAGGCTTTTTGCGTATCTATTTCTAAAGTATTTAATGTTCCTAAAGCTACATAAATTAAATCAATTAATGCATCAACTACACCTTCAGGATTTTTATTAACATGGGCTGCCTGTAATTCTTGCAATTCCTCAATTAAAAAATTAATTCTAAAAGCTAAATATTGATCTTTTAATTTAGGAGGTAAAGATTTAACAGCAATGTTAATACCAAATTTTTCGTTTAACGAATTTATATTTTTGATCATCATATATTGTCCTCATAACATATAGATTAGAACATACTTAAAACAATATGTAAAATTAATTGTTTACATTTGTTTATATATAAGGCAATATAAAAATATTAATTTTATTAAACAGGAGAAATAATGACAAATTATATAAATGAAAGCAAAAAAGACCTTAATGACGAAGTTATTACTTTTATGCCCGAATTAACTGATACTGCTTGGAGTAGTGAAGATTATGAAAAAGCAGATACAGATAGGCTTCTTGAAGAATTTTTTGAGTGGGCTGCTGTTTGTAAGCGCTTTGATACGGTTGATTTCCATTTAGCTAATCTTCTTTTAGAGTTAAAAAGAAGAGGTAAAATGGAAATGCCAAAATACATGCAAAATCCCCCTGTGACATGCTATGAGGTTTAATTACCATTATAAAAAGCCGTCTTTTTAGGCGGCTTTTTTTTACCAATTATTTACCCAATTATTTCTTCTTTTTATACTTGCTCTTTGTGAAACTAAATTTGTTGTTGAAGTTTTACGATCAGAATCTATATTTATTTTTATTTTTTCGTAATTAGGTTGAATTATATGCAAAGCTGCAATTGCATAAACCATTGTATCTAAAGCTTCGTTTCTTGCAGTTTTCTTTACCCAAACAAATTTTTTCTGCCCTCTTGTAAACTTAACAACTCTTTTTTCAGAGGTTAATTGTTTAAAATATTCTTCATCAAGCATTGCTGAAAAATGAATTGAATTTTCTTCGCTATTAATTCTTGTATAAATAAATTCTTTTGTTGTGTCTGATCCAACGGGGTATAAAACAAATTTTTCTCGGCCAATAAAGCTTGGTCTATTTACGATTGGTTTGTTTGGTTGAGATTGTCCCTTTATAGCAAATATTTTTCTATGCAATCGTTTTTGACAAAAAACATAAACTTGCTGCGTATGATGGCCTCCGGAATCAACTGCTGCGCAAGCTATTTTTAATTTTTTATTATCTGATCTTGTATAAATATTTTGCAAAAATTTATCTAAATCGTTCCAAACATGATTGCTTGAGGGGTCCCCATGCAATATTTTATAGTCAACTACCCAGCATTCATTATTAAAACTCCACCCTAAAACTTGCGCTTCTAAACGATCAGCCTGCACATCAATGCCGCAAGTTAAAACTAAAATATCTTCGGGCAAATTGCTTGAGCTGTATTCTTCTCTTCTATCTAGCAATTCATGATATTCGATGCTTTCTCCAGGATCGTCAAACGTTTTTCCTAAAGCTGTGTTTACCCAAGTTCTTAACATTTCCGGCTGTTTTCTTACAGCATAAAAATCAATAGCCATTTCTTTCCAGGTTCGCCAAGGGCTGTATAATTCTGATATATGAAACCCTGCTGTTGTTTTTGTTTTTAATTTAGGAATCCAGGATCCTTTCAACAACATTGATTGCTTAGCTTCTTCGGGTATAGCTTTTTCGCAAAATTTGCAATGGTACTTAGCTGTTTCAGGTTTGCCTTCTTCCCATTTAATATATTCCCATTCTAGTGTTTGATATTCTGCGCAATGCGGGCAAGGCACATGATAATATCTTTGATCAGAATCTTCAAACGCGGTTTCAATTCTTGAAATGCCTTTTATTGTTGGCGTGCTGGTAATAAATATTTTTCTATTCCAAAAGGTTGTAGTTCGTTTGGTTGCTAAAGATATTGGGTCCCCTTCAGCCCCTGCAGAAGCTTCGTATCTGTCTACCTCATCGCACAATAAAATTCTTATTGGCCGAGATGCTAAGCCGGCCGCCGAATTACTACCAACAATATTAATGTTTCCTCCTGGAAATTGTTTTGATAATACTGTATTAGAGCTATCTTTGCTTCTAGGATCTTTTACTTTTTTTCGTAGAGTATCACAATCTCTAATCATATTTGCTAATCTATCTTTTGACCAAGCTTGTGCCATTTGTAAAGTTGGTTGCAAAACTAAAATTGGAGATCCGTCTTGATCAATAAAATACCCAACAATATTATTAAGAATTTCTGTTGCCCCGACTTGTGCGCTTTTCATAAAAACAACAGTGTTAATTTTATGATCATTAACTGCGTCCATAATTCCCTTTTGATAAGGGGCTCTTGAAGTTCGCCATATACCTGCTTCAGAAGAAGTTTCTGCAGATAAAACTCTATTTTTATCTGCCCATTCTGAAACAGTTAACTCAGGAGGTGGGCTCCAAATCTTGTTTATCGATGAGAGAATCTTCTCTATATTTTTTGGGTATTGCATCTTGTGAAAGTTCTTCTAAAGATTGATTAACTTGTTCTTTAATAATTTTTTCTGCATCTGGGAAATTATCGACGGCAATAACTAAATGAGCTATTTTATTAGGCAGGCTTAAAAGCTTAGCCCTACAATTACTTATATAATTAATCCATGTTTCAATTACAAGATCGGTAGGAATTAATTTTCCTTCAATGACTTCAACATCAAGCTCAGCTTTATCAGCCTGGGCCCGAGTTAACCTAGTTTTTTCTTCGGTTATATCGCCAGAGCCATCTTTTAGGTTATATCTTGCTTTATTTTGTAAAAAAGCAATATAGGATCTTCTGCAATGATCTAAATCAAGCGGATTAGCCCCGGGTTTTGTCACAAATACACCATCTTTAATTAGTTTAGCAACGTTTTGAGGCGTCATAAATAAATGCTCTGAGACTTCTTTCCTGGTTGCCATGCTTTATTTTAAATTCAATTTGAATATAGGGTGCCTAACGGAATAGCGTGAACTCGAAAAC